CCCGAAAATTCAATCAGTCCATCATCCGCAAACTGACGTAAATGTCTCTGAACTGCACTGGGGCTTAAGTCCAATTCATCAGCTATCGTTTTAATCTGCGGCATTTCGCCTTTGCGTTTTTCGTATTTTACGATGAAATAATAAATATCTTTACGATTCTGCTCGTATTCCTTATGTTTTCTGCTCTTTATTTCACGTATGGTCATTTCTCGTAGTTCCTTTCATCAAGCATTTCTTTGAATTTCTCAAAGGCTTTGATTGAAGTTTTGTTGTTCTGCTTTTCTGGCTTCAGGGTGACTTGCAAATGAGTATCAATGATGTGCGATAAATCACGAGCCAGAGTTTTCTTGCCTTGTTGGATACCATCACGATATCCTTTTGCCGGTCGGTAATCAGCAATCTTTTCTTTCCCTTCATCCTGTCCACCACCAGTCTTGTTTTTCACAATCCATCCGGCATCAATGGCTTTCTGGATGTATTCTCGTTCTTTTTCATCAAGCTGTGATACCGGACAGTGAAAGAAATCAATCTTGTAACCACCCTTATTCTCTTCCGAATACAGCCCATGTGCTTTCATGGAGCGATCAATATGCTGTTCGTATCCTGACATATGTTGCGCCAGTCTGGTAAGAAGTTTTACTGACTGCCCGATATACCCACTGGTTTCGGTACGCCAGAGTATATATATCCCGGTTCCTTCATCCAGTTTCGGATTTACTTTCAGAAGTTTCTTCTTGTTGCTAGCTTCAATGGCTTTCGCCTGTCTGAATTTATTGTAATCCAACTGAAATTCCTTTCAATTACGAAAACGGTAAATCCGGATCGTAAGCCGGTTCAACAAATGTGTCACTTGCCGGTGCTGGTGGTGGAACTGTGCCGATGTTTTCGGACTGGTTGCTTCTACCCTTACTTTCCACAAACTCATGTGTTTCTACCAGACAGTCATTTGTGTAAATCTTCTTTCCATCAGTGTCCGTATAGTTTCCGGTCTGCCAACTGCCGATGACTGCAATTTTCATTCCCTTATGCAGGTATTTTTCAGCAAACTCTCCATTTTTACCAAGTGCAACACAATTTATGAAATCTGCTTTCCGTTCATTATCTTTGCGATACTGTCTTTCTACTGCAAGAGCGTATCTGGCAATGGTTATGTTGTTAGTTCCGGTACGTATGTCCGGGTCTTTCGCTAATCGACCGATCAAAATTACTTTGTTCATGTTATTTCTCCTTATAAGCTTTAGGCATCGGCATCCACGCCGAAACCGTATATTTTATCTCTCTTCCGACTCCAACATCTGCCCATTCGCCGTTTCCAATGTATCTCAGAGATGTTGGCCATTCAGCGCCCTTGATTGTTACCGTATACTGCGGAAGTTGCTCGATATCAACATCTTCGTCTGGCTCCGGCGGTAACATTAATTCTGTCGGAATCCATGCAATCACAGGATTGTAGGATGTGAAAAGTTCCTTTGCCTTTTCCAATGCGTCATTCCATCCTCTGTCGTACAAACCGGATGTTGAAGAGATTTCCTTTTTGATTTTGTCCAGAACATTAATTAAAATCTGCATTCTGTCACTCCTTTTTGTCTTCGTAAAAACTCAAGTAATCAAACCACTGGTCTTTGATAAAATGTCCGATGATTTTCACTGAGCTTCCCCATCCCTTTGTTGCGACCCGAACATGCTTTCCTTTTAAATCCACAAGATCTTCAACGCCAACTACATCCATAATTCGCATGATTGCTTCCATTCCGGAAGCAGAACCTTTAAATTCTTTAGCTCCCAAATATCCATGTCCAAGAGCATAGCCGCCGTAAATGACTCCCCATCCGCCACCGTTCAGCGTAAGGTCAAGCGAAAGTACTCCGTGATCTCTGAAATTTAATGATACATTTGTAATTTCAGCGTTTTGAAGTTTATATCCAGCCGCCAGTAAAAGTTCTTCTGTCCATTCTTTCAATTTTATTCCTCCTCATAATCGTTACAGTACAGTGAACCGTAATCCCAGGCTAATGTACAGCAATAACGAAATCTGCATTTGCTACAATCTGTCATTTCCATATTCCCTTCTCCTTTCAAAATGGAAACAAATTCAAATCAACTTCCAGTCCAGCTCGTCCAATCTGAACCAGAACATCATCCCCAGCAACTTCTTTGACTTCTTTAAGCATTTTTTCAGCATCCGAAGCATCACCACTCAAATGTACCAGTGCTATCGTTTTGAGCGATTCTGTGAGATTTTCCTTAATGAATTGCTTACAAGTTGACAAAGAACAATGCCCGGTGATCTGGTGCTTCCACTTCGGGTTGTTTCTGTCTATCAGCTCCTCGCAGTAATTACAACCAATAACCAAGTGGTTAAGTTCCATTGATTTGAATTTGTACCGGCAATGTTCAAAGTCTGTCAGGTAAAGAAGCTTTCCCATTTCCTCATGTTCCACTAGATACCCGAAGTTCGGACATGGCTCTTTATTTGCAGAAGTGTGTGGCAGACTAAACGGAACTGCGCTGAAGGAACCGATTTTGAAGTATTTCTTTTCAGCAACAG